TAACTGACATAACGGTTTCTCACTTTAAGTTTATTGGATAAATTTTGTAATTAAATCCTTCTCTATTATAAATTTTAACTCTTTCTGCACTGTGCTTCAAAGTAAAATTCTTGTAATCTTTTGTGTGAAAGTCGTCAGCAATGTCGTAAAGGACGGTGTCTTTCCCATTATCAGATTTTCTCAAACCTCGCCCGATGCTTTGAAGAACTTTTATTTGAGACTTCGAAGGTGAAGCAAACACAATATTGTGTAGGTTACGTATATTTATGCCTGTGCTAAAAGTACCGAGAGAAGCAACAATAATTGCATTTTGTTGCTTCTCGACAATTCCGCGGATTTGTTCTCTGTCCGCAGTATCTACCTCTCCAGAAACATAAAATATTTTTCGGTCCTCTTCTGCTCTCTCTTTCATCATATCATAAAGAACTTTACCGTGTTTTTCTACGAATTGAAACAGGACCAGAGTGTTGCCTTCTAAGGAGAGTCCTAATTTCGTGATGAAAGTATTCCTCTTTTCATTTGTCACGATGTAGTCGATTTCTTCTTGATACTTTTTATTTATCATCGAATAACAGATATCATTGTGGTATCTAAGGAGCAAAACCTTGATGTCAAGTCCTGCTAATGTTTTCTTTTTCTGCAATTCAACAGTTGTGGTAACTTTGTAGACAGGACCAAAAAGTCCTTCTAGGACTAACTTGTTCGTCTCAGTGCCGTCTAAAGTTCCTGTAGTACCAAACCTATATTCTGCATTGATTGCTTTATTCATAATTCCAGAGAGAGATTTTGCTTTAAACCCATGAACCTCATCTCCGAATATTGCACCAAATTGCTCGAACCACTCTCCATCTAATTTGTAGATGGATTGCCAAGTGGAGATTATAATTGGCATATCAGTGTTTTTATCTTTTCCAGAATAGACTTTATGACAGCATTCTTCAACTCGTAAACCATAGTCTTGAAAATCTTTATGCATTTGCTCGACTAGAGAAGTTGTTGGTACGATAACAAGAACTTTCTGTCGATGATTGTCTAGATACCAACGCATTAGATTATAGATGATAAACGATTTTCCTGATCCTGTTGGCGAAAGAAGAATTGCTCTTTTATTCTGAATACCATGAGCAACAGCATCATACTGATAATCCCTTACTTCGTAAGGACATTTAAGTCCACCGAGATATTTTACGAGTTCTTGATGGTTTACGTGATTTTTCTCTTCTGGGTGTCCAACCTCAGGATTATCAATAATTTGAAGAGGATAGAATCGATCCGCGCAAAATTTTTTCAGGTGCCGCCATAATCCTACATTCAATTCCTTTGTCAATTGATTGTAGAGTCTGACTTTGCCATCCCAAACCTTTCTTTTAAATGCTGGCATAAACTTATACCCAGGAACAAAAAATGAGAAGTATTCTCGAAGTTCCTGTGATTGTGCTGGATGGCAGTCGATAGCAAGCATCGAGTGATTCAGCATTTTTACGCGGATCGTATTTTTCACTACTTACCTTGTCCGCGATATTTTTTCCAACAACGTCTTTTATGTTTGTTGTTAGGTTTCGAATTATGCGAACAACCTATTGACGTTCTTTTTCCTGTAGAATTCGTATGAAGGACAACCTTCTTTACTTCTCCACCTTTCTTTGCTGCTGCCATGTTATGCTCCTGCCTCGAATTTGCGCCATTCAATGATGTTCTTGATAGTTTGGTGGCGCCATTTCAAACTATCTACAATTTCTACCAGGGTATCTATAATAGTCTTAAGATATGCGATTCGTTCTTCGCTTCTCTGAATCTCTGGGTCAGAATCGTAGTAACGGTCCATCTCTCCTTTCAAAACCTTAAGACCATTGAATGGGTCTGGTTCCCAACCCTTAGATTCGAGTTCTTCCTGACTCAGTTTTCCATTATAATACAACCACTTTTCTTTCAGCAAAGATTGCTGAGAATGCTCTGCTCGTTTCAATTGTAGTTTAGTAAGAGACAGGTATTCTAGGTATTTTGCGTGAAGTGATGGAGTTGTGCGCGAGACTTCATCTAGTTTGTGTTTTGGAATTTCGCAGTCATCTTTCCATTCATTTAGGATATTTTCAAGGTTCAGCATAATATAACTCCAAGTATTAAGATATTACAAAGGTACTAAATCTAAACGTTGCGTTGAAAGTTAGGTAAGATATTTCAGATGAAGTAGCAGAGAATTCAATGGAACCAATGTTTGTTGGAATACAATCTGAATACTTTATTTGAACGTTTTTGTTGTTATGACTCGAAAGGATTAAGACGGTGATGTCAGAATAAGTAGGAATTTGGTTGTTCGCAACTGCCTCTCTTGAATTGACTTGACCAACATTAACAGTTCTTTCTAACCAAGACTGCATTTCTTTGTATGCAGTCAAGTCTTCGTCGACTATGATTTGAACGTCAAGTTCACCATAGTTTATTTTATCGCCAGCAAGAGGAACAGAGGTTACTCTACGAACCGGAAGTTCGTAAGGAGGAACTGAAGCACCAGGATGTGTTACAGACTGAGCAAAATATTCAAGGTTCGGGTAATTTTCGCGATTGATTACGACTTTGAACCCTGTCGGTTGAAGATAATTTTTATTGGAAGTTAGGGTTGCCATTTTTTCACCTAGGTGGTATAATTACCTTTCTATTTATAAGAGGTTTTTACATGAAGAAACTTAAGTCTCCACTGCGATATCCTGGCGGAAAATCTCGAGCAGTTAATTTTCTCTTTTCTCCAGAAAATATGCCTCTTGTTAAGATTCAAGAATATCGCGAACCTTTCCTTGGAGGAGGCAGTCCTGCAATTGCATTTAGTAAATTATACCCTGAAACGCCTGTTTGGGTCAATGACAAATATTATAATTTGTTTTGTTTTTGGAAAGTCCTTCGTGATGATGGCGAAAGACTTGCTGAGCATTCTCTTAAAATGAAGATGGATCACGCAGATCACGATTCTGCTAAAAATCTTTTCGTTGAATGTAAAAACGACATCAATCAACCGTGGGAAGATCCATTTGAAATCGCGTGGCGGTTTTTTATTTTAAACAAAGCATCTTTCTCGGGTCTAGGAGAAAGTTCTAGTTTCTCTAAGATGGCGTCGGATAGCAACTGGTCTGTGAATGCCTGCGAGTCTCTTAAATATTACAGCAAATTGATTCAACACTGGAAGATTACCAACCGAAACTATACTGAACTTCTTTCTGATGATCCTAACGTATTTGTCTTCCTAGATCCTCCTTATGATATCAAGTCCTCTCTCTATGGAAAAAAAGGCAATATGCACAAAGGGTTTGATCATATGCAGTTTGCAGAAGAACTTTGCAAACGAAATTGTATGATGATGGTCACCTACAATTCTAATGAGCATATTCGAGGTTGGTTCAAGGGATGGGATCAACGCGAATGGGATCTAACTTATACGATGCAAAGCAGAGGTGCTTATCTACAAGAACAGAAAAGTCGTAAAGAACTTCTCTGCCTTAACTATGAAACTCCTGCTCTTAGCGTTTTGGAGGCATAAAAAAGGGGGACCGAAGTCCCCCTTGAAGTGCGGCAGGTGAACCCTGCTCTTTTTAGAATGCTTAGGCGAGGATGTTGTCGACGCGAAAAATTCTATAGTATTGGTTGCTCTTAACAGTACCAAGACCGTTGTTAGAGATCGCACCAGGTACGAATGGGTTAGCAGCCATGCCGTAACGAGTCTTGAACCCGATACGAGGTTGGAAGTCATTCTCACCAACTGCTTTAACCATTTGCAGAGGAACGTAAGGGCAGTAGAAAACACCCGCGTCATATGCATTGGTACCTTTGAAACCAACGGTGATGTAATCGGTGCTTGCATATGGATCGATGTAAACACGAATACGACCGTTTAGAGTACCAGCAAAGGTGTTACCGGTATCGTCAACTTGAAGGTCAGTGCTCATGTTAGGAGTGTAGTCCAACATACCAGAAGCAGCAAGAGCAGTAGCAACGTCAGAAGAGCAGATAACGATGTTACCCTTACCACGACGAGTTTCTTTTGCAATTACGTTTGCTTCACGATCAAGTTGAACAACAAGACCCTTGAATTTCTCTGCAGACCAACGACCATCAGCATCAGTGCTTAGGTTGAAGACACCAGCAAGTTTAATAGGAGTCTGGGTGCAACCAGTCTTCGCTTGGCTGTTGATGGTACGGATAACTTCGCGGTTGATTTCAGCAAGAATTTCAGTGCTGAGAATATTCGCAAGTTCAGTCTCTGCATCAAGACCGTGGATCGCACGAAGATCTTGAGCAAGTTCAAGAGAGTATTCTGCTTTCAGCGCACGAGAAACTGCAGTAACAGTTTGCTTCTCGATGGTGAAACCCATCTCGCGGAAATCAGAACCACCGGAACGACCAAGTGCTTCAGCGTCCGCAGTAGGCATACCGGTTGCGAAGATGTTGGTTAGACGCTGATCGTCGAGAGTGCTATCAGAGTCAGTATCTTCTACGCCGTTGAAACCAGAAGCATTGTCAGAATCGTGAGTACCGCTGGAATCACCAGAGAACTTGGTTTCTGCTTCGTTGAAGAGTGCTTCACGAGAAGTGGTGTTGCCTGCACCGTAGCGTGATTTCATCGCGAAGATGAGACCAGTCGGACCAGACATAGGTTGAACACCGCAAACGTCGTATGCGATGAGGTTAGGCATAGCACGACGTACAAGAGAGATCAGAATAGGATCCCAAGTACCGATAGAACCGACGTTTGCGCTACCAGGAGCAGCTGCATTCTCGGAAAGGAAACCGTACTCTGCGTTACGTGCTTCTGCAAGTGCGCGCTCTTGGTTCTCAAGAATAGCAGCAGTAACCGCACGACGGTGATGGTCTTTGATCTTACCTGCAGACTCTTCGTTTAGGACGGGAGCCCACTTTTCGATCAACTTATCGTAAGATTGATTCATTTTTTAATTCCTTATTGCTTTTGAGAGGTTTGTCGAATAGTTTTGAGATAACGTTCCATTACTGAAGAAACTTCGATTTCTTCTTCTGCTTCTTCTTCAACGAATTCGTTTGTCTCTGTTGCTTTTTTGCTAAAGTAAGATTCTTTAATTGTTGCAATCTTAGTTGCAAAAGAATCTTCGTCTTCAAAATCAACATTCTCTACAAGAGACTTTAGCTTCTCAATCTGAGTTTCTGCTAGATCACGGCAAGCTTCGGCAATAACTGCATTGCGCTTGTAGACCTCAAGTTCCTCAGTAAGTTTAATTGCTTCACCAGTTTGAGTATTGAGTTTTTCTTCCAATTCTTCAACTTGTGTAGCAAGTTCGTCAACTAGATCGACCTTGGATTCAGGAACATCAATGTAGGACTCAACAAAGAGATCCTTCATCTTGTTCATAAACGTTTCAGCGATTTCAGTACGGAGACCGTTTTGAATCGCTACACGATTTTCTTCCATCCAAGTTTCAACAACGTAGTTTAGGTAGCTGTCAACTTTCTCGACAAGATCGCTTTTGACTTCAGCGATTGCCTCGGAAAGTTCCTCCTGATACTGCTCTTCAAGGCGACTGACTTCTTCAGACAGTTTTGATTTAACAGCAGCTTCGAAAAGAATAGCAGTCTTAGACTTAAACTCATCGCTGAGTGTTGCCTCAGATTCGATCAAAGAATCAAGTTCAGATGCAGTATCGATTTCTTCTTCGGAAAGAAGGTCTTCATCGAAATCAACATCTTCGCCCATCATCTTGCCATATGCTGCCTGAAGATCGTGCTTTTTCATAGCATTCATCTTCTGGTACATAGCATTGATCATGCCTGCTTTTGTTTTCGGAACAGGAGCTTTAGAAGTAGCGTCTGCTGCTTTGTCTACTGAAGCGATAGATTCAGGTTCTTGGACAGAATCGTCCTTGCCTGCACCAGCACCCTTAGGCTCAGCACGCTCCTCGAGAGTCTCCTCCACGATATCGTTATCTTCATCGTGGAAATCGACTTCGACTTTTTGCTCTTTAGTCATAAGTGACCCCTTAGATTTGAGATTTTATCAACGAGAGGAAATTCTTAAACTCCCGAATTTGCACTTCTGGTCGAAATGCTTTCGGTGCAGCCCTAATTTCTGTCTCTATCTTTTCAATCACCTGAGCTTCTAAAATGCCGTTATTCCAGACCCAATCAACACCTTCCATGATTCCATTAACAAAGGCATCCGGTGCAGATGGATCTTGCACGATGTCAACCGTGCTAAGAATAAAGTCGTCTTTGACGTACATTGCGCCATTTCTTTGCTCGAGGCTACCCATACCACGAGTTGACACGCCTAGTTGAACACCACCCTCAAGCAATCCCTTAACAATCTTACCCATGGGAGTATCCAATATTTGTGCCTTTCCAACCACATCATTTCCCTCGAATTTGAGATCTGTGATGAGGTGAGAAACTTTATCCAGGTTAACAGTCGGTCCTTCGGGATGATTTAATTCCCCAACTGCTCGCTTCTTGCTAACCTGATCTTGAACGTATTTCCCTACTGCTCTTTCCATAATTGCTTTGGGATAAATACGCCCATTTCTATTTCTTTTTTCTGTTTGAGCGAATATTCCCTCAATGACGAATTTCTTTTCGCCATCCTCTTTTTTCTCAACGATGCATTGAAGATCGTTTTCTACATATTCGCTAATCAGTTTCATTTTAGTTCCTTTACAACAATCTCTGCAGTCTTTTCTGCTTCGGATTGTGTTTTAAAAGTATCAAGCTTGTCGCCGTCAATAAAAACAGTGAACCCTTTCTTATCCTTCATTATTCTAACCGGAACCTTTCCGATTTTTTTATTTAAGACAACTTCACTCTCTTTGTCTTTTTTCTCTCGAAGTTGTTTAAATGTTTTCATTAAAGTTCCAGTCTTTATTTTACTTTTATTTATAAAAAATTAATCTTCATCATCTTCTTCGTCTATATCAAAATCGTCATCTAAGTCGATTTCGTCTAGATCCGGAAAATCCTCTTCTTCGTCATCATCAAACGAATCAAAAATGTCTTGTGCAACAGCAATTTTTTCTGCATCAAGAGAAGTTTGAATTTTATCATTTAAAAGGTCATTAAAAATTTCAGAGGAAACGTTATAGTTTCCTGATTCGATCGAGTCTAGTAGATCGCTAATGCTGCTTTTATTTTCTTCACTCATTGTTTTGTCCTTCATCAGGTGTTTCTCCATCATCGTTTTTATTTTCACTCTCAATTTCTTTTCTCATTTGACGAATGTCGTCTTCTGTAAACATCATAACATTTTTAAGAACCCATTCTCTTGAAAAATATTCTCCGATGTATTGAGAGATCTGATCCATAGTCTGTAGTCTTTCTCTTAAAATTTCCGTATTCTTAAGTTCAACAAAATGGTTATCTCGAATATAATCGATCGTTATGTCGTTTTTCCAAGATTCCCAATCTTGATCTGTAATAATACCCTTCAGAAGCAATTGCTTTTTTAGGATTCCTAAAAAGAGTGATGAAAATCTCTTTCTAAGTCTATCAATAAACTTTTGGAATTTAACTTCGTCTCTCGAGATTTCAGTAGATCTTCCTAAAGAAAATTGTGCTTCTTGTTCAAGTCTATTGATCGGAACATTCAGTGAACGATAAAGTCTTTTCTGAAAGTAAACAATATCTTCAATTTGCCCTAGGTTTTCACCTCCAGGGAGAGTGGAGATTTCAGTTCCTCTTCCGCCTTCTCTTCGCGGCAACCAGAAATCTTCAAGCATAGACATATGTTTTCTATCGTCTTTTAAATCACCTGTGTTCGCATCATATACGAGTTTGTTGCGATATCTCGTCATGATATCTTTCATGTGCTCTTCTGCAGCACGCTTAGGAAGATTACCGACATCGATATAAAAGATTCTGCGCTCAGGAGCACGAGCAAGACGATAGATGACTAGAGAGTCTTCCATCATCCTAAGTTGATTGATTGGTTTAATTGCTTTATGTAGAAAAGACACGACCCTTTTTCTAGTAGGGTCCAAGAGTCCAGAGGTAACATAAGAGATAGAATCAGTAGAGATTCTAACGCCTTGCGTAGATCCTGCTTTCTCTTGATAAATGTAAAATTCGTTAACTTTATCTACTATATTGACACCAGTTTTAGTATCTTTTCTATACTTTACTTCCTTTACCTTTCGAATTTTAGTTGCATCGATCGGTCTAATTTCTTGAATACCTGCTTTTAAATTTGATTCGTTTACAACAAGATGATGATATAATCTTCCGTCTATGTACCAAGAACGAAAAATATCATGACCAAGTTCAGAAAAATTCAACATAGAACAAATGTTATTGAATTCTTCTAAAATCGATTTTTTGATTTTATCTGATGCCTTAACACCATCCAGATCGATTTCAACTGAAGATTCCATCTCGGAAGCAGAGATTGCTTCATTTACAATGTCTTCGATTGCCGAATCTACTTCAGGATGTTCTGCTAATCCACGATACTTTTTAATTAATTGAGTATTGTCTTTGGCGTCATTACCTTCCATGTCAATATATTGACCATAATGCGCCCCACTGGCAGTAACATAACCTGCACCATCGTCATCCGTTTTAGGGACGATAGAATCTAGGTTTTTCTTTTCCTCAGTGCTTCGGTTAATTCGTTTTATTTCAAAACCGAAAATCTTCAAGGAATTGCTTGGTTCCGCCATATTTTACTTTCCTAGGTTATCATAAAATAAGTGTACGGGCAATTTTAGTTACCCGTACACTCTACTTATACTAAAGTTAAGAGGTTGTGTCAGATTCCCAGTACTGCACTTGGAATTCAACTGTAAACTCTTCGATAGCATCAGTGGTTTCATAACTCACATCGATCGCTGCGATATTTGTCGGAAAACAACCACGGAAGTTGTATCTCTTCAAAATGCTTTCGTCACGGTCTAGTTGTTCAACAATCAAGTCTGCCTGATAATCTACGGGATTGGTAAAACCAGTATTAGCACTGTGTGCGTTGATACCGTTCATCCAACGCTCCATCGCATTTCGAACATTGAAATCAGTGTCGTTAATGACGGTCACTGTCCAAGTTTCGAAAGTACGATCGCCAGCGATTTTCAGCTGACGACCGCGAAATGGAACCTCAATTGCATTCATAACCGAGGCAGGCAACTGCGCTGCTTTGCAGAGGAATGATGTTAGTTCAACATCACCGCCAGCATAAGCAGGGAAGTTGACAGTTGCTTTGAAGAGATTAGGACGAGCACCGCCTCCTCTCAACTTAGACTTAAAGTCATCTACACCTAAAATTGCCATTAGTTTTACTCCTTACCTTAAACCGTGCCAACAACTTCTTCAAACTCAACACCTGTTCTCACTGCGACGAAGTTTAGCGTCACGAAGTTAATTGAACGAGCAGGTTTGATGAAGATGCTTGCAACAAATTCATTTCT